CCTCGAGCAGTCGATCGGGGACATCCTTATGACGCCGGTGGGCAGCCGGGTCATGCGGCGTGACTATGGATCGCGCCTGGCCGAAATCGTCGATCAGCCGATGAACGGCGAAACGGTCGTCGACATCTTCCTCGCCACCGCCGAGGCACTCGCCGAGTGGGAGCCGCGCTTCCGCGCGCGCCGCGTCCAGGTGGAGCGGGCCGAGGCCGGGCGCTTCGATCTGGTGGTCGAGGGCGACGTCGCCGGCGTCACCCGGGCGGTGCGCACCGCCCTGGGAGGTGGCGCATGAGCCGCTTCGTCCAGATCGACCTGTCGGCGCTCACGCCCCCCGATGTCGTCGAGACCCTCGACTTCGAGGCGATCGTCGCGGCCATCAAGGCGGATGTCGAGGCGGCCGCGCCCGAGCTCGCCGATGTGCTGGCGCTGGAGAGCGAGCCGGTGGTCAAGCTGATCGAGGCGTTCGCCTATCGCGAGCTGCTGCTGCGCCAGCGCGTCAACGATGCGGCCGAGGCCGTGATGCTGGCACGCGCCGGCGGGGCGGACCTCGACAATCTTGCCGCGCTCTTCGGTGTCGAGCGGCTCACGATCTCGCCCGGCGATCCGGACGCCGTCCCGCCGATCCCGGCGGTGATGGAGGCCGACGACGCGCTGCGCCAGCGGGTGCAGCTGTCGCTCGAAGCGCAGAGCGTGGCCGGCCCCGAGGGCGCCTATCTATTCCATGCTCGTGCCGCCGATGAGCGGGTGCGCGATGCCAGCGCGATATCGCCGGGCCCTGGCGAGGTGCTTGTCACTGTGCTTGCCCTGGAGGGTGATGGCACAGCGCCGCCGGACCTGCTGGATGCGATCGAGGCGGCGGTCGCGGCCGAGGATGTGCGCCCGCTCACCGATCACGTCACGGTCTCCAGTGCTGCCGTGATCGACTACACAATCGAGGCGCAGCTCACGCTGTATCATGGCCCAGATGCCGACGTGGTTGCCGAGACCGCGCGGACATCGGCCGAGGCGTTTGCGGCTCGCCACCATCGGATCGGCCACGACATCACGCGCTCCGGCCTTTTTGCCGCGCTGCATGTCGACGGCGTCCAGCGCGTCGAGCTGATCCAGCCGGCGACCGACATCGTGGTCGACGACACCCAGGCCGCCCATTGCGGCAGCATTTCCGTGAGCGTGGGAGGCCGCGATGTCTGAGTTCGCCCCTCTCCTGCCGCCCAACGCCACCGATGCTGAGCGCGGCGTCGAGCGCGCCGGGCGGCGCCTCGACCAGATGGCGGTGCCGGTGCGCCACCTGTGGAACCCCGACACCTGCCCGGCCGCGCATCTGCCGTGGCTGGCTTGGGCGCTGTCGGTCGACATCTGGGACACAACATGGCCCGAGACGTCCAAGCGCGAGGTGCTGCGCCGCTCGGTCGCCGTCCATCGGCGCAAGGGTACGGTCGGCGCCGTGCGCGATGCACTTGGTGCGGTCGGCTACCGAGATGTGCGCATCCTCGAGAACCGGCACCTGCGGGATCAATGGGTGCAGGCCGGCGGCGACTTTCTTTCCGGCGATAGTGATCTGGATGGCGAGGGAACCCTGTCGGCGCCCGGTGCCAGCTTCCGCATCATGACGCGCCACTGGGCGGAGTACATCATCGATCTGGATATCACTGAAGGCGCGCTCACGCCTGAAGCCCAGAAAACCATCAGGCGCCTGGCGGACCTGCATGCGCCGCTGCGCGCGCACCTGGCTGGCCTGCTTTACCGTATGCTCATTGACTGGCTCGCCGAAATCCGCCTGGCCGATACGCGCATCGTCGTCACTGTGCCGGTTCGCGGCTGCGACCAATTCGAGGTTCCGAGCTTTCGGACTATCGGCCACGGGTGCGAGGCGCTTGGCGGTACAACCGTGCCCGATGTTCTCGACGGCTCCGGCCCGATCGCAGCCGTGGGCACGCTCAGCGGCGAAATGGCGCTCGGCGAGCCGCTCGACCACGGCTGGGGCAACTGGGCGGCACGCCTGTCGAGCGGGCTCCGCGTCGACTGCGGCGGGGCCTTCGTCGCACCGGTCGAGTATCTCGACGGCTCGGGAGAAACCGAAACGCTGGACGGCCGCGACGGGTTGCTTGTCGAGCTTATAGATGGCGCCGACGCAATCGACGGCGATGACACCCTCGCCGTTGCCGATCTTCAATCGTTTCAGCCGCATGTCATCGACGGGACTGACACGCTCGGCCGCGTCGATGGCGCATCCGGCATCTGGAGCCAGGCGCGCATGACGATCCGTCGCCACGGCCGCATTTTTCAGGAGGCTGCATGAACCCGATCCTTGCCACCAACGCTTTCCGCTCCGCCGTAGCGTTGGCCGTTGCAAATGGCGCCGCCGCGCCGCAGGCGACGACCATCGCATTTGGGACCGGCACTACCCTGCCGTCCGTAGACGATGTCGGACTGGAGGCGGAGTTCCACCGCCAGCCGCTAACGGCCGCCACCGCGACGGGCGTCATGCTTCAGCTGGCCGCCACGCTCGACGGCAGCGATGCCGGAAGCGCCCTTGTAACCGAGGTTGGCGTCTTTTCAGCATCGGGCATCTTGATGGGGCGCCGTGTCTTCCAACCAAAGCAGCTCGAGCCCGAGACATCGATCGAGTTCACACTCGACTTTCAGTTCTAGGAGATCACCACCATGGCCAATATCGACGGCACCGCCACCTTCCAGAGCTCTGTGCGCCAGCTGGAAACCACCGACCCGAAGCACCCCAGCACGTGGAACCCGAATTACCAGGTCCTGATCAACAACGACGTTTACCTCAAGGCGGAGATCGAGGCGGCAGCCGCGTCGATCGGTACCTTGAATGGGCGCGTGGACACGATCGAGGTGGACAGTGCGGCCGCCCTGTCGCGCGCCATCCGCGCCGACTGGCTTTATTCCTCCTATCGCATCGCAATCGAGTTGTTTCTCGACAGCTGGACCCTGATCGACACCGGCACGATCGACGTTGTCGCAACCGTCGCCGGCGACGAGAGTGTCGATGTGGCGAGCACCGCTTCACTGACGGTCGGCGAAGAGTACGTGATCTTTGACGACACCAACGCTGAGACCTTCGTGATCGAGGAAATCCTGACCGCTCAGCGGTTCCGGGCGAAAGCGGTGCTTCAGAACACATTCGGCGCCGACGCAAGGATTTCTCGCACGAACTGGGCGGTGGAGGTCGGGTATGCCGCGGCCGGGGATGGCGGCGTGTATTTCTCGCAGCCGCTGAACCTGGGCATCGAGAGCGACCCGCGCGCCGTTGTGGTGCGGCGCGCCGACAATGATGCCGACCTGACGCTCTACTTTCAGGACGGCGACCACCCGAACTGGACGGCCGCGCCATGGAGCTGGAGGCGGGACGTCGAGGCCGGCGTGATCGATGTCGAGTACTACGTGCCCGCGAAGGGGGAGTTCGGGCTCAAGATGGTCAGCGCTCACGGCGACAGCGGAGAGGACCTGACAATCCATCATATCGTCGGGGTCACCGCGGCCACCAATCTCGGCGGGGAGCACAATGGCCCCTACAAGCCTGTCAACGCGTCACCGGCGGACGGAGCGATCGACATCCAGGAGACGCCGACGCTTTCGATCGCCGGTTACGCCTCGCCCGGAAACAGCTCGCAGCAAGCCATCGAGTTCCAGCTTGCTTCAGCCGCCGATGCCTTCGGAACGCCGGATCACGAAAGCGGAAGCCTGCCGCCCGGCAACTCCTACGCGATCCCCGAGGGCGTGCTGACCGAAGGGTTTAACGTCTTCTGGCGCGCACGCGTACAGGACGCGGAGGGCGCCTGGTCAGAGTGGTCCGACCCGACCAGCTTCACCGCAGATGCGAGCTTTGTGTACGTTCGCCCGCCCTCCAGTGCGAGCCCGGCCAATGGTGCGGCCGATATCGCTGAAATGCCGACGCTCTACTCGTCCGCCTTCGAGGTTGATGGCGGGGCGGATACGCACGCGGCGTCGCAGTGGCAAGTGCGCGCGGCCGCCGGGTCTTATGACGCCCCGGACTGGGACAGCGGCGAGGATGCGGTGAACCTGGAAGAAGTCCAGGTGCCCGCCGGCGTTCTGGCCGAGGGGCAGACGACCTATTACTGGCGTTGCCGCCACAAGGGTGACGCGCTCGGATGGTCGGACTGGTCGCCGGAGGTCAGCTTCACCACGAAGGATGTCTTCGCCGTCATTATCGGCATCGCCAAAGTCAATTCCGGCGGCGGCTCGGGATCCTGGGCGCGTGTCGACGAGGATGGCAACAACGCGGCAACGGACGCTTCGTATTTCGGCAACCACCCCGTCTATAACAGCGTGACGGACGCGGTCATCGACGGGCAATCCATGGTGCGCGTACCGAAGTTCTACTACAAGGTCGGGCAAGCCCCGACCGGATCGGATCGCGCCGGCAAGAAATGCTGGTGGATTTCCGATCAACCCGTCGCGGGTTTCGCACTGCATCCGGCGTTCATGGATGCGGGCGTGGAGATCGATCACTTCTACGTCGGCAAATACCAGGGCACCGATGATGGCGGCACCAAGCTTGGCTCGGTCGCCGGCGCCCCGCCGCTGGTGAGCATCGACTTTCCGACGATGCAGTCGCGCGCGGCTGCTCGGAACACGGGCGGTGTGAGTGGCTTCATGCTCTGGTCGAAATACCAGCTGTCGGCGATCCAGATGCTCGCCCTGATCGAGATGGGCGGGTCTGACAGTCAGGCGCTCATCGGCACGGGTCGGGTCAACGAGTCGTCGGCTACCAACGTCGATGCGGCCGACGTCGCGCAAGCCACATGGCGCGGCATTGTCGGCCTGTGGGGCAACGTCTGGCAGATGGTCGACGGGCTGCGCCAGAACGCGTCGTCACTGCTCGAAGTCTGGGATCGTGACGGCAACCAGGGGTGGGTGTCCACCGGCATCACGCCGCCGCCCACCGGGTGGCCGGTCACCATGAATGACGCGACGGGCGCGGGCTGGGATCTGCGGGACGTATTCATGCCTCTCTCGGTCGACGCATCGGAGAGCAATGGCAGCTTCGCGGATCGTTACTATCGCAACACTGGCGAGCGGGTCGCCTATCACGGCGGTTACTGGGGCCACGGGTCGAACGCGGGCCTCTTCGGCCTGAACCTGATCAGCGCCCCGTCGAGCGCGCTCACGTACATCGGCGGCCGCCTCGCAAAGGTTTAAATGCGTACTGGAGACTGTGCCCTGCCGGATCGCGCGATAGCGCGATCCATCCCCAAAATCCCGCGAAGCGGGTGAATTGAAAGAGGAGTTTAAGGATCATGCAAATCGGAACCGAGATCAGCTGGGGCGCGATCGACGGGCTGGGCCTGTCGGCGTTCCAGCACGAGCTGGGGTCAAGCGACTGGCGTCGCACGGTAAAGGTCTATGCGGTGCCCGAGGCGGTGAGCGCCAGCCGGTATTTTGTGTCCGTGACCCAGGCGAACGAAACCGAGGAGGTGCCGTCCAGCCTGCAGCGCGAGACCGAGGTGCTGGTGCATTTCGTGCTCGCCCCCGATGGAGAGGCCGAGCTGATCAAGGTGAGACCGGAGGTCAGGGCTGCCTGACCGTGGCGCAACATCTCGAAGGACTGAAAATTCTTGCCAAGCTTGAGGATCTCGATGCCTACAGTCACAAGGCGGCCCTGCAATTCCCAAAATACGAGCGGCATGTCCTGTCGGCTGAAATCCGGTCGACGCTCGACCGGCTTCTTCACCTCACCATCATGGCCGCCAAGCGCTACCACAAGAAAACGACACTGCAGGAGCTCGATATCGAGGTCGAGTACCTGCGGGCGCTCGTGCGCAAGGCGTGGAGATTGCGGTACATCACGGAGCATCGGTACGAGGTCTGGTCGCGGCACATCAATGAGATCGGCCGAATGGTCGGCGGCTGGATCAAGACCGTGCAGGGCAGCGGACGTTAACGGCGGTAACTGGAGCAACGGGTCGAACGCGGGCCTCTTCAACCTGAACCTGAACAACGCCCCGTCGAACGCGAACACGAACATCGGCGGCCGCCTCGCAAACGGACTTGGCCAGAAGGTGGTGCACCTACGGGGCACCGTCCAGCGCCGTTCATTTGGGGCCGCTGTCCTTTCCCCGCCGGGGGCAAAGATCAACCGGGGATCGCGGCAAGTAGGGCCATTGCGCCCGAACGTGGCGATCTCCACGCAAATGCCAGGAGAGGTCAGGAATGCCTAAGCCGGAAAAGGACCTGTGGGGGCAGATAACGGCATTCGACAACCTCGTTGCCGCCTATTTGGAGTGCCGTCGCGGCAAGCGTTATAGCAGGAGCGCCCTCGATTTTTCCTTCGCGGTCGAGGAGCGCCTGTTCGAGCTGCAGGGCACCCTGGTCAACAAGATCTGGGAGCCCGGTCTGCCGCGTGAATTCCAGGTTCGTGACCCCAAGCCGCGCGTCATCCAGGCGCCGCCTTTTGCCGACCGGGTCGTCCATCATGCCCTGGTGCGCGTCATCGAGCCGATATTCGAGAGGCGCTTCATCCGCGACAGCTACGCCTGCCGAAAGGGCCGCGGTGTCCACGCATCCATTGACCGTGTGCAGGCGTTCCTGCGCGCTCGCCAGCCCCACGATGACCGAACCTGGGCGCTGCAGGCGGATATCAGCAAGTACTTCGCGTCGATCAATCACGATCGCCTTCTCGCGATCCTCGGCCGGACGATCGGCGACAATGATGCGCTGTGGCTGTGTCGGCGGATCGTGGGTGGTTACGGCTATGACGAAGGTGTCGGCATTCCTGTGGGGGCGCTGACATCGCAGCTCTTTGCCAACTGCTATCTCGATCAGCTCGACCACTGGGTAAAGGATGAGCTCGGCGTCAAGCACTATGCCCGCTACATGGACGACTTCATCATTCTCGGAGACAGCAAGGCCGACCTCTGGCGCTTCTACGATGGGTTGGCCGACTTCCTGGCGACGCGGCTGTCGCTGCGCCTGAACAGGAAGACGGCGGTGTTCCCGGTTTCGCGCGGCATCGACTTCTGCGGCTACCGGATCTGGAATACGCACGTCCTGCCACGCAAGCGCAATGTAAAGAAAGCGCGGCGCAGGCTTCGCGGGCTCGCAGCGCAGTATCAGCGCGGCGAAGTCACGTCGGACGAGGTCAGGCCATATGTGGCCAGCATTGCGGGATACCTGAAGCACTGCCGGTCACAGCGCACGCTCGAAGGCATGCTCGAAGATTTTGTTCTGAGGTCGACGCCCCAGTCGCGGGCGCGGTTGCAGGCATCCGCGCCTGGCGCCGACACAGGCCCGTCAGGAGGATCGAATTTCGCTCACGCGCGAGCGAATGCACGGCCGCCCAAGGCGGCATCCAATGAACCCGAAAGGAGGAGGCGCGCATGAGCTCCCGCCCGAATTCACGAACCCTGAACACGCTCTTCAAAGGAGGCTTCAATGTCTGAGCAGTTCCTTCACGGGGTGGAGGT